GATAAGAAAGATCGCTGGCTGCCGACCGACTCGGCGGAGCGCAAGAACATCCCGATGGCTACGGGGCTGCTAGATTATTTCCCTGCAGCACTGGCGTATGTCGCGATGATCTCGAAGTACGGTAATGACAAGCACAACCCAGGAGAGCCGTTGCATCACGCTCGGGGCAAGTCGATGGACCACGCCGACTGTATTATGAGACATCTCACGGAGCGCGGGAAGTTTGATGGAAAATTCCGTGAGTCGGGCTTTATGGCGTGGCGCGCGCTGGCGCTGTTGGAGGAGGAGCTAGAGACGGAGGAAGGGTATCCGCTGGCGCGTGGTGCCCGAGAGCCAGAAGGAGCTAAAGCGCAGCCGCCGTACACCGAATACCTAGCAGACAACTTCGACGAGAAGTGTCCTGAGCCGCGGGGAAGACCTGCCTTCTACACCTGCACCCTGCGCAAAGAACATCCCGGCGATCACGTCGCTACGGCCGGCTATCGCGGAGCTTTTCTTACAAGTTGGCCGCAGCGAGTTGGACACGATGGATAAATTCATCCCAGGGAAAGTTTTCGCCCGGGTCGGTGTGGTCAGATTTTTTGTAGACGGCGCTGACCTGGTAGTGGCCGACGATGCCTTTCGCCCCTTGCTCAAGCTGCCTGTTCGTAAGGTGGACTACAGGGATCGAATATCGCTTGCACCACTGAGCGACAAGACGAGCAGCACGATCAAGTACCTGACTGCTGAAGGCGTCGAGCCATTGCTCGCGCGTCTGTGCGCCATAGCCAGCAAGCTCTAGATGCAGCGCCTCTGGATTGAGTGGAGGCGCTGCATATGCAGTATCTTCATCCTTCACTGTTCTGACGCACGAGTCGTTGTCGCAGGATATCTGCCACGACGATGGGTAGTCAGGGTGGCGGCCGTACTCACCGAGGTCTTCAGCAGCATGGCTGGTTTCCTTGCACTCGGCGTCGTGGATGACTATTACGCGGATGATTTTCGTGCGACCCTTCTTGAAGTACTTTCCTGGAACGAATGGAAGTGAGTCGATATCCATTATCTTCGTCTAGATGGTCCAATAAGTAAGTCAGCATCGAGAGGCAAGCCGAACGGATTACCCTGCCAGAAAAGTTGATTTGCTTTCGCCGGCGAGACGCCCCACAGCTTCGCGCTATGTAACAGTAGCCGGTCAAAGATTTCGTTGAAGGTGTTGCCTTCCTTGGATGGCTTCAGCTTAAGCTCGGCGCGCATCACAGGGTCCTCGCCAATGCCCTTCCAGACTTGCGCCTGCCACGTAGCGGTGGGATCGACACCAGCCGGCACAGGATCGAGCACGCCTGCCTTCTGCGCGGCTGCAGCAGCCTGCTGCGCCGCCTTCTCCATAGAGCCATACGCCCATTTGCGCGGCGTGTAGGAGCCTGTAGGCGTCAAGCCGACGCGCATCTCAGGATTCGCGTGCATCGTTGCCGTTGCCATACGTGTGTCGTTCGTATATGGACGTTGGTTGCCCTTAAGGTTCTCAGCGAAGCTCGCCGGCTTTGGGTTCACACGAGGATCGAGCGCGCCCCTCTCGACAAGCTCGGCGACACCGAAGTGGTGCGTCTTGTTCGCAATGTGCCCGAATCCTTCCGGCGCAGCTAATGCGTGCGTCCTTAGCTGCTGCGGGTCCAGTTGACCGGATAGGTTCAACGCCCGCCACCAGCTTCCGCGACGCAGGTTGTTGCCTGGTCGCGACATCGCGGTAGATGCAGCCACGTGATCGATCAGATCGTTGAATGCAGCGATACCTTCCTCCTCGCCCAACGCGTCGACAGCCTTCTGCTTCGTCGCGCGTGCGTCATACCAGCTTCCGCCACCGCGTCCGGCTTCGAGCCACTTCTGAAACCAGGGACCTTGATAGGTTTCGCTCGCAAGCTCCTCGACACGTGCGGCCTTTCCGTTACCAGGAACGCGCGGTATGTCGACTTGTGGGATGTGTTTCGTCAGCCACACTCTAGGCGAAGATACTGAAGGGTTTCGGCGTGCATCGAGAATGGCGTTACCGCGTTCCTGCAGGACGCGCGGAAACTCACGAAGCTTCGAGACGAAGTCGCTGTGAGCTTCGTTGAACTTGTCGGCGTCGTCTGGCGCGCGGCCCATGCCGCGATCAAGTGCGGTGCCTGTGCGGGTGATTACGGAATCGAGCGCAGCCCTGGCCGGCTTTTTCGGCTCCTGCGGCTCAAACTCCCCACCGCCATTGGCGTAACGAATCACCTTACGTGCAGCCATCTCCATCCGATCTGCGTCGCTGCCGGCATAAGCATGACGTAAAGACTCGGCTTGCTTACGTAATTCATCTTCCCCAATGGTTTGCTTCGCAAACTTGATGGCGTCAACAGTAGAGATATATCCTGGTTGCCCTGGCGCTGCATCAGGATCGCCTGAAGGCGCCTGAAGTTTCATCGGAATCTCCTTCTTCGCGCCGAGATCGTAGATCGCCTTCTCGCCGCGTTGCGCGCCAAGCTTGCGGGCAGTCGCTTCGTCCTTGACGATAGTAATCGGCTCGATGTAGGCGACACCTTGATCATCAACCCAACCACCGAGAGGCTTACCGCGCAGGAAATCCTGATGGGTGTTAAGGAAGTTTTGAAGCTTCGTCGGCGTCAGGTCCTTCATCGGCATCTTGAGCAAGACATGCCCTGGCTCGCTGCCGGCTCCGACTGAGAAGCCGGAGGTGACGGGTTTCTGGCGTAGCGATCCGTCGACGGTGAAACCACCGTTGCCCTTCAGCAGGCTGTGCAGCCAAGTGCCGTTGAATGGAGAGACGTCGCTCGGGCGATAGGTGCGGCCTTCGTGCATGTGCGTGACGACGCTATCGAGCGAATCCCAAATCTTCTTCTGGCGTTCACGCGCAGCCGCAAGCTGCTCCTCTGGCGACAGATCGTTTCCACGTCCTGTGATCGGAGGCGCAGCTTTAGTCCCTCGGTTGGCGTACAGCTTGCCCTTCAGGTCTTCTGAGGTGAGGCTTGGCGCCTTACCAGACTGCTCGGCACGCGTTGCGATCTGCGCCTTGACGGGCGCAGACATATATTTAGCCATCATCGCCATCCCTTTCTCACGGGATACGAACTTACCTTCGCGCGTTACAAAGCCTTCGTCTTGCGGACGAATCTTTGCGGGATCAAGGCCGGCCTTCAGCATCGCGTCAAAGTGGCTGCCTCCCTCGACCCACGACTTTGGTCCGGTACGGATAGCGGAGGAACGCAACGGCGGCCCTTCGTTCTTACCCATGCCCAACGCCAGTGCGGCAGCGTTAGCTATCTGCTCAATCTGTGCGCGCATCGACTCGGGATGCGCGCGTGCGTATCCCGCCTGTGCCTTATTCTTCTCAAGCTGCAGACCGAAGTCTTCACCAATCTTTTGTGCGCGAGTCTCTAGCTCGCTCGGTTTTGTCCACGCAGCTAAAAACTCGTGGATCGCCTTGAAGATATCAGGATTCATTACTCGTCTTGGCTATGAAACAATGACGTCAGGTAGCGTGCAGATATTCCCGCACCTTGCCCGAGATGCGTAGCGTTGCGGTGACCGAGGATATTGACGGGCTGCGCGAGCTTCGCCAATAGCGCGTCGATCTTGTCGGCGCCTTGAGTGAACATACTCTCGCCAAGCTTCTCCGCGACCTTGGCCGTCTCGGCTTTACCTGTCTTACCTGCGATGTGGTGCAGCAGGGACGACATGATACCGTGAGGGCCGTAGGCTGCGCCAGCAAGAGCCGGCAGCGGATTGAACATGGCGTCGCTATCGCGCTTGTGCGTAGGAGAGCCACCAATAACGGCTCGTGTCTCGCCCATCGTCTTCTCCGTCTGCACGCGGCGCATAAAGGAATCGAACGTCTTCTCGTCGCCGAAGATAACCTTAAGCTTCTCCTGCATCGAGATGCCCTTATCCATGATCTGCTTCGCGATATTGCGGTTCGTGTTGCTGTCGCGCAACGTGTCAACGAGCTTCGACGCCAATCCATAACGGAACTGCTCAGCGTCGGCTGGATTGAGCTTCGCGACGTCGTCGGTTAGTTGACGAACGCCAATCTTGTTCCAGGTGTCGACACCCTTCGTCAGCATCTCCTGCAGACGAGACTTGGCTGCATATTCGGCATCAACCGCTGCATACTCCGGCACCTTCGCCATGATAGCGGCCTTGACTTGATCGCGCAGTGCCTTGTAGGCATCGGCCAGCGGCACGTTGCCCTTTGCATATGCCGCACCGACCTTTCCATCGAGTGCGCGTTTAAGCTGCTGCATATCGTTGAACGATAGCGGGCGCTGTAGCTTGCCGGTGTTGGCGATGTCCTTCATTGCGGCGATATCTTCAGGCGCACGGCTTCCGGCCTGCACGCGTTTGATCAACGCTTCGAGCGCGCCACCGGCGGTGATGTCGTCAGCAAGCTGCGCCTGTTCGAGCGCGTGCTCGACTGTCGGCTTCTCGATAAAGCTCGCGATATCTTCCGGCTTGAAGCTCGCCTTCACAGAGCGCAGGTTGTTGTATGCCGTGTTCGCCCAATCGAACTTGTCGTTCTTTAATTCGAGAGCGCGCGCCTCGGCGTCCGGCAACGGCTTACCTACGTGATGCTCAACGTCTGTAAGTAGCCGTTCGGTGATATCTGGCTGGCGTTCGTTCAGAATCTTAGCCGCCTTGTTATAGGTGGGTGGATGGTTGTTCGCGGCAAAGTCCGCTACGTTCTGCAGCGGCTGCGATAGATCGGCCAGGATGACTTCGTCGCCACGACCGGCTGCGCGAAAGCTGTCCAGGGATTTGCGTAGAGACTGAAATCCTGCTGACTGCTCGATAGCGTCAAGCTGACGACGCAACGCTGACGCGATGCTCGTATGCTCAAGGATACGCGCGGCGCCAGCGCCCAAGGCACTCCCGAACGCAGCGCCAAAGGCTCCTTCGCCAGCAGCCTTCTTTGCTCGATCCTCGACACCCTCTCCTTCGCCTGCACCTGACACCGCGCCGTATGTGCCGCCGACAACGGCTCCGGTTTTCGCGGCGTTAGCGATACGCGACGCGCCTTGAAACTCAGGAGACAGTCCACCTGTCGCCAGCGCCGACGCCGCCGCACCAGCGATCTCGGATGCCGGCGCACCAACAGGGTGCTCCATCTTCGCAAGCTCGTTGCGGAGAAGTAGCTCGTCGCGGTTTCGCCCCGCGTCCTGGCCCGTCAGCTTCGACAGACCGGCGACAAGCTCATCTCCCCAATTCGCTGTGAAACCCTGGAAGCCGGACGTGAGCAAGTTCCCTACGTTATCCTTGCGTAACGTGTCGATGTACTTCACGACGTCGTCGGCGGAATGCCCGTAGCTTTTGGCGATCTGCTCCGCCTCGTCGGCAGTGAGATCGGGATATTGCTTACGCGCAGCAACAAGAGCGCGCGCTGCTTTTACAATTTCGGGGTCCATTCTTTAATTGCCCTTGAAACCATTAAGGAACTGCTGCACTCTCGATTCACCAGCCGGTGCTGACGGCTGCGCCATAGTCTGCGATGATGGAAAGACCTCACTCGTAGGCGGGATATATTGATCCCACTGCGGGTGCGCCTTTACGCGGCCAGAGCGGCGAGATTCGTAAATCTTTACGGTATTGCGATGAATCTCCTCGACGTGTCTATTCATTTCATCGAGTACGCGCTGAGGAAATTGTCCATTCGCGAGCTTCTGAAATGCAATCTCCGAACGACCCTTTACCGACGGATCAACCTTCTCGATGAAGTTCAAGACACCAAGACGAATCTGCGCCTTCGGGTCGGCGGTTGCAGCGAAGTTGACGATGGCCGATTTGTAGGCTGCGGGATTGCCGGCCTTCGCCGATTCATATGCGGCGTGCCATGTTTGGTATAGCTGCTCCGTCTTTACGAGATCAGCGTTCTGACGCATAAAGGCGTTGCCGGCGTTTATCCCCTGTTGCTGCTCACGTGCTACACGCATGCTCGCAATCTGCTCGCGCTGAAGCTGGCGCCCAATCTGCTTATCAAGCAGTTCGTCGGCGTTCATGTGACGTTCAGGTCCGCGCGTGTACGTTCCGGTTTTTGGATCGAAGGTGTAGATAGCGTCACCAGCCTGCACCGCCTGCAGCTTGTTAGCTTCACGCGAGCGGGCTTGTGCCTGCATCTGCTCCTGAACCAACTGCGCGACGTTGCGTGCTGCATCAAGATCACCAGCCGCCATATAGTCGGCGTACATACCTGCGTAATTCGGTGTCTCGCCTGGCTTTGGTGCGTACTTCTGTCCTATGGCCTGGCGTTGATCTAGAAGCTGCTTCTGCTTCGCTGCAGCCTGCATCGCCATCGTGTTGGCTGCCGCGCCTTGATATCCCTGCTGCGCGGCTCCGAGTCCTTGCGCGAGCGCAGGACCAAGCCCCTGCCCCGAGGTGTCACCCAAGAGGCTCATACCAAGATGCAGCATGCCCGCGCGCCGTGCCGCCGCCAAATCTTCTGGTGACAGCAAACCGCCGGGCGGAGCCGGCATCAGATTGTCCTGCGCACGGCCAGCGAGGCTACCTGCACCGCTGACTATCGAGCGCATGATCGAATCGAAATCAGGCATTAGTAGCCCCCGAAGAAGCCGCGATTGACGAATGGAAGCTGTGAAGGTTGCGGCGGCGTCATCGACTTCGCGTTGGTGCCGAACAATCCTGCAGCGATACCTCCGAAATCAGGCATTCCAAACAACCCGCCGAGTGCAGACGCGCCACCGATAATATTCTGGAGCGCACCTGTCTTGGTGTACGTCGAGTCTGTCGAGTTACCGGCGTTGCCCGCCATGCCTGCAGTAAGAATCTGCTGCCGCATCAACTCGGGGTTTGCGCGCTGCTGCGCGATGTTACGGAGATAGTCGCCACCCTGGAACTGTGCTCCGCCCGCCGTGAGTCCGAGGTTAGCCAATCCGCCTGCGCGCGCCATAGCGTCGTTGTATCCGCCGGCGAGCAAGCCAGCAACCTGCTGCATGTGCCCCAAGCCCAACGCGCCCTGCTGTGCGCCCTGTTCGAGCGCCGCACGATCACCACCAAAGGCGCCAGCCTGGGTCGCTGCGTCATTGACGTTCTTGCGCAAAAGGGCAGAGTCGTGTCCGAACTGCGCATTGAATCCACCAAGAACTTGCGACAGATAGGGATTCATCATCTGGTCGACAGCACTCTGGTCGCCAGCTAACGCCGCCGCACCAGTTTTGCCGTAGTTAGCGAGATTCCCAAACAGCCCCATTGCATCGAGCGTGTTTTGATCAGGACCGACGGTTGTGTAACCGCCTGCCGCCTTACGCGCTGTGTTATAGATACTGTTCTGCAGGTCCGTTGTCGGCTTGTCTGCGGAGTGTGTTACCGTTTGCTTATGTCCCTTAGCCATTGATCTTCTTTTCCAATGTTACCGATTTCTCTGCGTAGCCCTCGTGAACGAGGAACGAGCGCAGCCAACCTTTCCGTCCATTTAGGATGATGCGGTCTGCACCAACCTGCCCTGCAAACTTCTCTAGCTCAGGAAGCATCGCCTGAAGCTCGGAAATATTTCCACCAGCCAGAAAGAGATTCAGCGCGCGATAACGCGGCACCTGCACGATCTCTGTAATAATGACTGACGAAAACCCAGGCCAAAACTGAAGCTCGCCTTTTTCGACACCGCGTTTTATATCAGCAAAGGAATGTGAGTCATCCGCAAACGCCAACGCCGCTTCAATGTGATCTCGGAACTGCTCGATCTTAACCTGCATTATAGATTAGCCAATGTCGTAATCGTGCCGTTTTTAGAGCGAAACTTCAGTGCGCCATTCTCGCCGTACAATACGCCGCCAGCAATCCGAAGCTCGGGAAATTCATTCTCTGATAGGGCTTCACTGAGGACACGCCGAAAACCGGCCTCCTCCTGCTGGCTATATCTCTCGGGCGGAGTAGGAAGGCGCACCATTATCTTCGGCTACTCTGGCGAACGCCAAATCGAATGATCCCTACACGCCAGTCGGTAGGACGAACCTCCTCAAGCCGCAAACGAACCTGCCGCGCCGTAACGCGGATTGAAGTAGGATTCGTAAGGTCGTAGGGACCATTCAACGTCTCGGGCGAAGTCGGATACAGTGCGGTATAGATCGAGGCACGCACGTCACCTAGCGTCTTCTCGTCAGGCACCAGCCGTTGCAACGACATCAAAAAGTCGCCTTCGCCAATCTGCACAGGACCGCTTTCAAGATATGGCGGCGACTGCTCGGTGGTAAGGACAAACAGCCCGTCTTCTGTTATCAGGAAGTCATCGTCTTCCGTTAGGAGATCGACACCAGATTGCGTGTCTGTCGACGCGGGACGATTCTGTAAGACCTCATGATCGTAGACGCGCCCAGTGACGTCACACATAATAGGATTCTGCACAACTCCAGCATCGACACCAGCCGTGCGAGCCAACTGTCCAATCGTCCAGTGATTCTCGCGATAGTTGTAGACGACGTAACGATTGATCTCATTTGAATCCGCGCTGCAGTAGAACCACCAAACTTCCCCGAACTCGGCGATAGACTGTGCCCACACCTTAGCGGACTGCGTGTGATTGAAATCGCCAAAGACATAATCGCGGACATCAGATTCTAACGAGCGCACGAATCCATCATAGATGAAGAAGTTATTTTTCCCCATCCAATATGCCGTCGTGTCGACGACGGTTTTAGAACGACGAGACAACAGCCCGCACTGCGAACCCACCTGATCAAAGCGGTAAATGGCAAGGCCGCCGACATAGCGCGCCGCCCATAGATCAGCATCAGTCCAGATCAATGTCTCGCTTTTGGTGCGATGCCCCGCCATAATCCGGCCATCAGTCGCAAGATCATAACCGCCTGCGCTGTTTGTATCCAGCGGCCCCCATACGGTATAGCCCGCTTGATTGGCCCAAGAGACGCGCCGTTGATTTGATGTCCCGAGAGCCATTAAAAATTTCTCGGGTGTAACCACCAGACCGGCTGCCGTTGTCGGCGCCCCGGTGGCGGCGGAGATATCAATCTCCACGGCGGGATTTCCAACGTCGCCTAACCAGATATACGGCTTCATATCGCTCGTGCTAATTGCCACGAGATAATCGCCAAACGTATCGAACTGCCATACGTCAGCATCCACGAGCGCAGTCGTCGGCGAGCCGGTTCCGTACGCACCGCCTCCGTACACACCCGCACCGTACGAACCGGTAGCTGCTTCCGTGTCTTCCTGGCCTACAGCAAACCCCACCGGTGTGATGTCGTACATAATGCCGTTAGTCAGGACGTATAGCTTCTCCGTAGTCCCGAAAGCGACATAGATGTTGCCGTTCAACCCACGCCAGGCTATCACCCCGCGCGGTATCCCTTCAAGCGGAGTGATATCGGCGCCGGCATCAGTTTGAGCGATACGCCAGCCACCAATCGGCTCGATGGTCTTGCCATAGAACCGGATCAAGTTGGAATCAAACCAACGCCCCTTGGCCTGATACGGGGTCCCGTTACGATAGATACCAGGCGGGATATCGAGAGGAATTAAGGTGTCGGCCATTATTGAGGCTTCACTCCACCAGGTAAATAAGGGCCAAGCTTCTCTGCGATGTGATCGAACTGCACAGGGAACATGAAGGCGATTGCCGCCGCAAGCAAACCCGCACCGACGCTACCGTTCATAACGTGCAGCGAGTGGTTGTAATACAGATCAACCAGTATCACCGCCGTCCCTAGAACAACAAACCACATTGAGAGAAAAAACAGTACGAAAGATTTCATTACTTAGCCAACGCTGTGTTGCATGAAGCAGGAAGACCTTCACCGTGAACGGCTTTGAAGAGATAGCACGTCATGTAGTGATCATCTTTTATTACTGAACGCAGGGTTTGAATAGCCGTGTCGGCGGTTGCAATATCGACGCGATTCTTCTCGATCTGCGCGCCGGCCATGTAGGTTTTCCCTACGGCGCCGAATACTGCAGCAATCGACAAGAAGATAGCGAGGAATTTTCCAATCTTCGACCAGCCGTCGCTCATGCGCCGCCCTGGTTGGGTGCTAAAGATTCGCTGTTCCATTAGCAAGCTCCTACGCAATCGCCATATTGCTTGGTGACGGATGCCGACCGACTTGCTAACACAATCGAGTCGCTTGAACGCACGATGTCGACACGATAGTTGAAGTCGATATCTTGCGGGTGTTGGCAAGCGTTCTCAACTAATCCCGCGAGCACCAGCGTGTAGATCAACGAATCAGTCGTATGTACTAAGACCCCGTCGCGATATACGCGAAACTCTTGTGACGCGCTGTTAAAGTTGGTAGCAGTCCAAGTCACGTTAAGCTGCGCCGGTTGCAATGGCGTGGTGAGACACGTCCCCAATGAACCCGTCGACAATGTCAACGAGTCGAGCGAAGGTGTAGTTTCGGCTGTCGGTTGTGGGGCCATCATCAAGATCATCCCCAACATTACCGGATATCCTTCCCGAGAACCAATCCGCGCCAGGTCACTCCGTTATCGTCAGTGATAAACCCGAGTAGATCAGTTCCTGACACCGTCAGAGTCGGCGCGCTACCGCTAACCCATTTGAACGAAGCCGGCCAGGAGATAACGAACGCTCCACCGTTAGTCACACGCCAGATCATTCCCTGGGCAATAGTTCCCGCAGGGACGTTCGCTACAGACGGTGTTAATGCACCGCCAACAGTCAAGGTGAAATATTGCCCAAGAGAAAGATCAAACGATTGCGCCCCTGAGATGCTTCCCTTGTCGATACGCTTCACGCTCGATGTAAAGATATCCAGGCGCCCGGTCATCACTCCGCCAGCCTTAGCTAACGCCGCTGATGCAACGCCCGAAACTGTAAAGAGCGCAGAGTCGACTGCGTCAAAGAGAGTATTGAGGATCGAGCCCCAGGCGCCAGTGCTGCCGCCGACATCAGGTTTCGTCCAGCCGTAGTTAGTTGTAAGCGCCATTATGGTTTCTGTCCAAATACAACGGGGAGACGCATAGGCCGCATATTGGCTCCGTGCTCCTCACGCTCACGACGAATATGAAGTTGGTCGAGAGCATCTTGAAAAAGTTCACCCCACAGCGGGACGCGTTCATCGTGCTGTAGAAAGGGTGCGGAATGCTTCAGCGCGCCGTAGAGATATAAATCGGGTGCTTCGGTAAGTACTGTGTTGGTTGCGTTCGTACTGCTCAATGGAACGAGTCCGAGGTACGCGACAATCTCGGCAGTATAGCTCTGGTCGGGTGTCGGTGCCACAACGATATCGCCAGCAATCACTGACGCTGCTTGCGGACGCCCAGCGACGTTTCCCGCACGAGCACGTACATCGGCCAACATCTCCGGGGTGACGACATCGAGCGTAGTATCGAGCCAAGGCGAGGCGGTGACGAGACGAATACTACGAAGTTCCGCGATGGTGGCAGCCAGGTTCGTAGTCTCTGACGTGATCGTAATCGTCTGCCGGCTAACGGTGCGCCGGAGAACGCGATCAATCTCGGCTTCCGCCAGGCTAATGAACGCCGGAATCTGGTTAGTAAGGTCAGTGCGGTCCAACCATTCGGCAATGGTTGCCTGAAGATCGGTGTACGTCGAGAAAGCAGCCATTATTTGTGTTTCTCTACGTAGCGCGCCAGTTTGCGTAGCATGTCTGCACTTTCTTGAGCGTGTCCGATTGCGTTATTACAATTCAGGCAAAGTAACTCCCGCACTTTCCCTGTTTCATGATTGTGGTCAACATGGAGCGAGCTATCCGCTAAAGGCGGTTGTTCACACACAGCACACACTCCATTCTGCTGCTGAAGCATTTCTTCGTACTGCGCAGGAGAAATACCATATCGCTGCTTGCGTGATTTTTCTTTAGCAAAAGCTGGATTGATCGCCATCTTCTTTTTGTAGCGATCTCGCGCGTTCGCTTGAGCACGAGCTTTATCTCGATAAGGCATTAAACGTGACCGCCGCGTGTTCTGTACATACGATTTGCGGAATCATTCAACCATTTGCGCATACGGGCAGGGTCTTGGAGAATCCCTTTTTCACGCAACTCCATCCAGATATGTAACGGTAAGCTCGCGACTTTGTGCATCTCACCTTTCCAGCTAGAGGTATTGACGTTGTTCGTCTCCAGGAGATTCTGTTCGAGGATATCTTGCGCATCGCGCACTGTCTCGATAGTAAAGCTTTGCGTAGTTGCATCCCAATGAAAGTAGCGACGCACGCCGGTAGCGCGGTCATGTTCGAGAAGACGTGTGTGCGAGCGATTATCTTGACTCATATTTTTAAAAGCGCCAGCCTGCGCCAATTCCAACAACTACATTAGGTTTACCGTGAGCATCAATACCGCCTGTTACTCCTGCATGTAACTCGGGACGCAGCTTGCGCCAGAAGCTTGGTTTGGTTGCCGTGACAAGAGCCATCGCGGGTTTGCGAAGTTCGCTCAATGCTGCTTCGGCGTCATCAGCGCGCTTACGGTCGGCGCTGTCTGCTGCCAGGCTCGCCGCCAACTCATGCTCGCGGGCAGCTATCACGCTGTCGGCGTCGTTGAGTGCCTGTTGAGCCGCGAGTACGATTGGGCCACAGGTGTCGGGGGCTGCGAGTGCCGCTTTGAAAAGAGCCTGCTTCGATTCGCGGAGATCAGCCTTTGCTGCAACGGCGACACGCTCCGCTTTGCTGGCAGCTATCAATGCACTATCTGCACGCGCCTTGAGGATGCGGTTGTCGCTCTCAACTATCTTCGCATGTGCCACCGCTGCGAGTACATCCTTTCGAGCCTGGGCGACATCTGCGCCTTCAGGACGAGTGATGACTAACACAGCGACAGCAACAGCTAATACGGCAACTGTGGGCTTCACAACTTTTACTGCTGACGATTACTCGTCTGCGCCTGGATCGATCAAATCAATCAACGACTGAAGAACGTCGGCGTTGATCTGTTTCGCGGCGATCAATGCGCGCAGGTCGGTATCAAGTCTTCCTGATCCGCCGGATAGCGTTGCTCCACCCCACGACGCGTTCGCAACCGCCTCGGTAGTAGTGACGCGATTTCCAACAGCGCCAGCAACGGACGATTTCACGACGAGCGTCGTCGCGGTGACCGCTGTTGCCTCAACCTCGGGGTTGATTGTCATGGCCGCTGCGTAGGTGGTTCCTGCGCCAGGGCCAAGATTGATGGCGTCTTTCAAATTCTGCAGAGACGCAGCGGCGTTCGCGCCGATTAGCACGTTGCCGTCTACGTTTGTCAGGACAGTCTGGAAGGTATAAACCTTACCGGCGATAGTCACCGTTTCGGTGTTTGCGAAGACACCAGTCGAGGTGAGCGTGCCGGATGCAAATGCTACAGCCATATTGTTATTATCTCAAGAAAAAATACAAGTGAGATCAGAGTGAGTGGATCACCACTGTGATGATCCACTCGATCACTGATTACGGCTGAACGTCTGCGATCAAGCCAAGTCCCTTCTCCTGGTTAACCTGCAAGCCATACTCGGCCAGCATCTCGCGCTTCTCCGAGTCACCAGTCTTGGCGAGCGGGAATACACGATACGGGCGCAGATAGCGCAGCGAGATCAGATCAAAATCCAGGACATGCACGTCGCGAGTACGCTGGAAGCGGTTCGGGACGATAACGAAGGTGCCGAAGTCAGAGACATAGACATCCGCAGCGCCGATGATGGCCGCCGTCTTCGCCTGAGTCATCTGATAGGTCTTCGTCGCGATACCGGAGAATGCCGACATCGCCTGCTTAATGGTTCCACCGACCATGATCGTGTCGGGCTTACCACCCTGGGTCCACGCAAGCTGAATAACGTTCTTCAGCATTGCTTCCGTCACGCTACGCAGGACACCATCGGTGCGTGCGTTATTCGGGACGTTGGTGTAAACGGGGTTCACCCCGGTTGCTTCCTTGTCGACGTTGGTCTTGACGAACGCCAAGATACCAGCGGTAACGCGAGCGGTTCCTGCGGCGCCGGCGTTGGCGACGTTCGCACGCTCCAGAAGACCAGCTTCCTGGTCGCGCTTCAATTCTGCCGCGCGCTTCGAAATCTGGTACGCAAGCTCAGACTTACGGCCTGCTTTGTTGACTTCCTCCTCGGAACCCGAGACGCTGATTGCCTTGGTGGCGATCTGCGTATAGTTGCCCAAACGGACGGTAGGAGTCGCCGCCAGTACGTTTGCATCGTCACCTTCCAACTGAGCGTTCGAGGTGGACGCAGCCGCAAGATCATCGGTCTGCCACTCGAAGAAGGTGTTTTCGGCCTTGGGACCACGACCGGCGTTGGACATGAAAGGTACGTCTTCCGGCGCGATGTTATAGATCACGTTCGAAAGCTGCTCTCTGATTCCCTTCGCCTCGTAGGTCTTGAAGGTATTTGCTGGAACTGCCATTTGATAGTTTTCCTAGAGATGGAATGGACTGCTACTCGCTTAGTCGAGGAGTCCTTCCATGTTTTCAAGAACTGACGCAGCATCTTTAATGCTGTGAGTTTTCGCGAGCCGCTGCAGGCGACGCGTCTGCTTGGAGACTTCGGGACGAGCTTCGTCACGAGCGCCAGGCGTAGCCGCTTTCACCTTCTCGATCTTTCTCTGGATGGCAGGTTTCGCCTTTTGCGACTTGTCATACAGATAAGCATTTCGGAGAACGACCATAGCGTTCGCAAGCTCGATGGACGACAGATCAGAGTCCGTGAAGCCAAGAGACTTGGCGTAGTTCGCGATCTCGACCTTCTCCTTCTTGGCGATCTTCTCGTCTTTCCACGAGGGGATCATCTCAAAAAGTTTCTCGCTCTCTGCGCGAATGCGCGCCTTGCGAGCTTCCATCTGATCCTGTTGGACCTGCGCATCGGCCGTCTTGCGTGCTTCCTCAACAGCTTTGATGCGATCTTGCTGAAGCTGCCACAACGCTCTCTGGTTAGCGAACGTCTCGGGAGACTCTGTATAGAGCTTATCCCAATCGGGTTCTGCAGGTTGGAGTGCCTTGAGGGCTTCTTCGATTTGCTTCAGACCTTCGGCGTACTTTACAGCACGCTCACGGACGACAGGAATCTCTTCCTTCTCGAACTTCGCCTTTTCGGCTGCAAGCTCCTGTTTGCTCCGTGTGTAATCCGCTTGTCTGCTGTAGCCAGCGTAAAGCTCGTCCTGGGTGACCTCGATTTCCTCACCGCGTACCTTGACGCGATGCTTCGGAGGTTCCTTCGCGGCCTTATCTTCTACTTCAGGCTCGTCGTCTGTGTCTTCGGAGTCGTCAGCATCGGGATCGACGGCTTCGTCGGTGTCCGTGTCCGCATCAGAATCTTCGTCGACAACATCCTCGGATTCGTCAGGATCGAGCGGCTCGGGGCTCTCGTCTTCCTGGGGTGCCGGTGCTTTCGCTACCGACTTCTTGGCAGGTGACTTCTTGTCCTGTTCGACTTCATCGAACGAGGGGAAATCAAAACTTTCAAGTTCTTGCGCTGCACTATCAATCGAGAGGCGTTCAGGCTTATTCTCGGGGGTAGGTGCATCAACCATGTGATATGGCTCCTATAAGGGTAATCACAAACGTACTATTCGTCAAGGGGCGAGGTGCGGTAGGTCCGCCGTATTCGCTTGAAGCCGCCTAGACCGGCTTAACTGATTGGTTTTGCGCGTGCCTCGCGTTCCTCGCGTGACGTGCGCAGCTTCTGTGCGACTTCGCTGCGGTCGATCTGAACCTGGAGGCCGTTCAAGAAATCGTCGAGGACAGTCGTCTTCGCCTGCACCAGCAGCCGATCTTCGTTCGTCTTCGCTGCCTTGAAGGCGGCATAGTATTCGGTCGCAAGCGACGCAATCACACTCTGGATAGCAGGGTCCTGCACAAACTGCGCGACCCGACGTCCGGTGTCGATTATCTCTTGTTCGGTAGGTTGCTCAACCATTACTCAATTCTCCAAGCTTGCTTTAGATAGAGGATAATCGCGGCTTCGTCATCTTTCTCCGCTACGATTGCGGCTAACTGCTTCGCGTGCTCGCGCTCAGCGGCCAGCGCCTTCAAGTCTTCAACTACAACGAACGGGGTTGCTACGATCTCCGGTATGTCGATGTGTTGCTCGCGTATAGAAAGCAACGCATCTAGAATCTCGTCGCCGCGTCGCTGACGTCCAGTTCCTGCAACGGTAGCGACTACTACAGGCGTGCCGGCACCAGCCCAGGTGTTTTCAGCCCAGGGTATATCAGACCAAGATTCGTCTGCCCAGGAGGAGCCGATTTTAGCCATTTGATTATGGACCCCAAGGCGTCCCGGCGCCATCGCCGTTGACGGTGGTCCCGTTGATCTTCTTCAGGTCCGCGTTCACGTTTGCGACAACCGAGCCGACAGAGCCCGCAACATTTCCGCCGACGTCTCCGGTTACGCTGGCGACAGCGCCGCCAGCGTAGGTGCTGCGCGTCGAGACAGCAGCATCGAGGTTATCGAGATTTGTCGCGCGCGGAGCAGACAGTCTGCTTAGCAGCGTAGTCACGCCAGCCGTATCGCCACCAGCGTATGTCGAGCGAGAGCTAATCGTGGCGTCGATGTCATCCTTGAGCAACTTACCAATAGAGCCGGCTGTGGTGATTCCGGTCAGCAGCGCATCCCAAATTCCTGCGATACCTGCAGACGACAACGCAAATCCAGCCTTGTCGGTGAGTGCGCGCGCCGCAGTCGACCAGACTTTGTCGGCTGCGCCCTGCGCGAAGTCACCGGCTGCCTGAATCGTGGAGTCAACCTTGTTGGCGGTCGTAAACGTCAACTGATCGGTCTTGGCTTTGATTGCAGAGACTTCCGTATCAACGAAGTCGTCGACGGCAGTAATCATCGTCGCGAGATCGCCGGCAGTCTGTGTCGTGCCGCCAACCTTTACGACGTTGGTATCAACCTGGCCGTTAGCAGCCTGGTTAATTTGGCCTGCACCCGAGCCGCGAGTATAGAGCCCGCCCGCCGCTTCCGCCGCTGCGTTGGGAAGTGCTGTGAGTCCTGCGCGCACCGAGTCATTCAGATTTACCTTGTGGCGGGCCGACGCATTGCCGTAGGTTGCCAGCAAGAACGCTTGATCTTCCACCGCTTTCGTAGCTGAATCAGCCACAGTCACGACAATCTGTGCCGCCTGCATCTCAGTAGCCGTTAACGAGAAATCCCAATACGCACCATTTCCCATAGCGATTGCGGTTGGAAGATTAGTGACGTTTGCCGCCGCACCACCATCCTTAGAGATTTTTACATCACCGGCTGCGGGGGTCCAGTCTGCACCTACAGCAAAATCCACTACGGCGCGTTTAATAATCGGAACGTAGATGTGTGTAGCTACACCATACTCGCGAAGAATTTCCATTTACCAGCCACCTCGGGATACACCCATACCAGCACCACGACCTACGCGTCGAAAGTTGTGATCGTTCAAGACCGGCCCGCCCCCGCCCCCAGGCGCGTCAGCCGCTAATAAATAGAAGAAGTAATTGGCGGTGGGATCGGCGTCATCCATGACAAACGTAAAGGAAGGTGCTGCATCAAATGAAACGAGATCGGCGAGTCCTTCGACTACAACCGTTGTCGCGGTCGATTGATTTGAATAAAACGCATCTTCGCGATAGTCAATTCCCATATCAGCGATAGTCGCCGCATCTTTATCAGTCAACGAAGCACAGCGCCTCGACGACGCGCTTGTCGCCACTCCGATTGAGCGTTCATCGACGGCGGTTGAAGTGCCAGCAGTTGAAGCGGCGCGGCACGCAGAACCGACTACAATTCCTTTCGGCTGATAGTTCGTGTTCTCCGTCTGATTAGTTGTTCCGGTCGATGTAACTGAATCTCCCACCTGCCATCGTCCGCCTTTCATGACTAGGGCCGAAAAAGGCCATGTGGTTGCCGCGTCAACTGCGCTCCAGTTCAGGCGAAAGCCTGTCGAGAGCCAAGCCGAAACGGCTGCACGTGAGTGGACAACATCGCTATCGACTTCCGCGATGCAGTCGCCAGTGCGGCTATAGGCCATAGTGTTCGACGTCCCCAGGGCATCATCAGAGCAAGCTGCAAAGACAGCATTCACTGGCGTGTCGCCAGCAGCCACCCCAAACATAAACGTCGAGAACGTCGTTGGTGTGCCGTAAGCTCCGTCCGAACTTCCGAGGAAGATAATCGCCTTATCATCCGCTCCCGTGTTCAACGCGAAGCTAGTTGCTATATCCTGATTTCCCGTGGCTCCGGGTTCTGAGATATCTACTATCTCTGCGTTCGTCAAATCAGAACCGCCCCAAGCAATCCAACCAACCTGAAGTCCAGCAGAAAAGACGTCGTCAATTATCAGTTGAAAGCCGTCTGAGTTAATCGCATTCAAGTCAGCTTTCCCATCAATCGCACCTGCAATCGTGAGTGTTGCTACGCAACAGTCGTTATAGCGAGCGGTGTCGCTGGCAATTGTTGTATTGCCGTGATCCGATTGTGTAGTAAAAGCTCGCCTCGAACTCGTCGATACAGCAAACCCCGCTCCGAACTTATGATCGGCTTCGCCTTGCCCGCTAGTGGCGCGTCCGTTCCAAAAGAAAAAGATCGCTACCGGCTGAAACGCCAGGCCCGACACGGTGAACGTTGTCCCAACGGCTCCCGTCGAAAGTGTGATAGTGCCGTCAGCTACTTGCAGCGCCATTTAGCCTTTTCCTTCGGGTTCTATACCAGATAATTTCCCGTCTGCATCTCGTGTGACTCTCATCTTCACGGGCGCGGGGTGATTATGAATTTCGATCTTGGGTGACTCTGGCGCTTTTGGCTCCTTCGCCGGTTCTGGCTCGGGCTTCATCGCCTCTTGATGCTTGTGCTCCTGCTCCGCGAGCGTGCGCTCGTGTTCGAGGCGCGCCTTCATCTCACCGAGCTTTTGGTCGCTCGCGATCTGCGCGGCGTGACGAGTGTTCTCCGCCTCGATCTCAGCCGACTTCTTCGCGGCGTCGACAGACACCTTAAACTGCTCGGTGCTGATCGTTACCTCGTGCTCAAGCTCCATCTCCTTGATACGCAGAGCCTGCTCGATAGCGATCCGCTCGCGCTCACGCTCATCAACCGCCTTATCGTTCGAACGCTTGTGGTTCAACTCGATCTCGCGCATCAGCAACTCAAGCTCGAACTGCTTCCGCTGCAGCATGAGTGTCGCTTCCTTGATCTGTGCATCGCGGTCTGCCTTTTCTTTGTCGTTTGCAAGCTGCATCGCCTTAAGCTGTGCATCGGACTGCGCCTTCTGCGCATTCGTCTGCGCCTCGATCAACTTCGGATCAGGGGCCTGTGGCGGAGGTGTAGGCTGCCAATCTTTTGGAGGCATACCGAAGAAGCTGTCGACGTCAGGATAGCCGAGAAGCTTCACGGCGGAACGCAGTGTGTAGGCGTACTGCGAGAGTGATGCGACGGGGTTCATTGGACCAAGCGTCGCGATGACTTCCTTCTGCTCCGCAACGAACGACTGCAGCGCGGCGAGCTTCTGCTCCTTCGCGGCAGTGCCCAACATGACGTTGACGCTGACGCCGAGATTCAAATCCCACGTCTCGGGATCAATCTCCGTCCAGGTGCCGCGCATCTTAATCATCTGCCGCTTCGGCTTGATTTCACCAATGAGTTCGAGAATCCCTCGGAACATCGGCTTCAACGCCTGCTCAGCGAAGATACGCGCGAGAACTTCCTCGCGTGCCTGCGTCGCGCTGACGATCTGGCCGGCAGCGGCCTTCTCCGTCGACTGCAGCGCATCGGCGTCAAGGCCGACTGCACCCTTCGACTGACCGGTGCGGTTCTCCTTCACGTCATCGAAGTAGGTGATGAGCGGAAGCATCTCGCTGCCGATGAACGGGATCGTGATCGGCTGTA